ATTAGATAGCCAGTAGTCATCGGGTACATTTTCGTTTCCACTCCACGCAAACTCTATGGGAATTCCTGTGGTTATATCTGCTAACCAATATTCTTGGCCGATCTCCAAAGGCTCCCGCACAGGTTCAGGCACTTCGACCCCGTTGATCTTGATGTTTTTTTCTGCGCTCACTCCGTTTCTCCGTAGACTTTTGCAAGGGCCTTATCAGCTATGGCGATCGTCTTCTTGCAAGCGCATGTATCTGATATCTTTTCCAACGCCTCCAGCAACTCAGCGTTTTCATCCACCAAATCCGCGTTTGCATTAGCAAGCCGATCAATACACTCAGCAGCCTCGTACTCGCCCTTGGCTTTGAGTTCAGCGCAAAGCAGCCCGATACTTTTCACTTTGTCCCTGCTTTTTTTGTAGTCCCTCTCAGGGCAGTCACCGCAGCTAACGCCGGGCACTCCGATATTGTTCCTATCGCAATAGCAGTCAGTCATCTCGTTTCTCCTCTCGCCTTGGCGATAAGGTGGCGGAGCCGAAATATAGCCGAGTCCCACTCCACGGGTTCAGCAATGTCCCTGCTCAACGCTCGCATATGTAAATCGACGAGATTTTCTGCCGCCTCCACCAACTCAGCGTTGATACTACTCGCTCCGATTTGGTTTTCTACTTCCGAAGAGTCGTTTTGCAGTCCTTCAATAATGTTTTCCATGCACCCCTCAAACAAAGTGCTTCGTGGTATGTCAGCTAGGCCGCCTACGTTCGACCCATCATCAAACCCTGCGTCCCATGCTTCCCTGAGCAACTTTTCTAGTGCTGTCACTCCGTTTCTCCTGTTTTAAACACTATCTTTGTCCCGAGTCCTGAAACGCAGGACACGCTACTCACTCCGTTTCTCCTGTTTCCCTGTTGATAATCTCTGAAGCAAGTTCCATCGCCTCAATCCACTGGTCGTGTGTCAAGCCCGTACTGGTTTCGCGCAAATATATAAGCGCATTTAGCAACTCAACGTTCTTATCACCCAGCTCTGCATTTGCATGAGCAAATCGCTCAATCAGCTCGGCCGCATCACCTTCACCCCTCGCTTTCAAGTCTCTGCAGATCGACTCGATGCTATTGGTCTTGCCATTCATCCCGTTCCCCCTACACATGTTTCCATGTATGTAAGTTGATCGCCTCCCAAGCGGTCGCGTACTTAACCTCAAACATCTTCGCGATGCACTTCGTGCATAAGCCATACTCCCAACTTAACTGGCGCATCTGACGAACCTTGTCAGCCGTGAGCTTAGCTGCATGGTGGCTCTCACCCTTGCGAGCGATGGGTATATGTTTACCTTCGTGCACAAATGTCTTAGGCTCCACGATCCAACTCCGCTACCAGTTCTAACTCTGCTCTAGCGAGCTCCTTAGCGTTCTCATCAGTACTGTATTGAGCTATCAACGAAAGCGCCGCATACATGCGTGGGGACGCTGCTAGGAGTGGGCCATTGAACTGCGCTTTCTTGCCACGATGCACCTTGCAAATAGTGTCGCCCTTGTCGGAGACAACCTGTCGTGACTGTGAGGGCCTGTACTCCCAGTTCCCCGGCGTTATACCCTTCATAGTCTTTCCATAACCTCGCTTAGCTCGTCTAAGTTGTGCGCGTCGATGACTACACCAACGCCGCCCGTTTCATTGATCTGCCGTAAATTCTTCTGCTGGAGCGCAGTAGGGCCGCGTTTCTTTGCGTCAGCCTTGACCTCAATGCCAAGGAACCTACCGTTGTAGCAGGCGATAATATCCGGCACGCCGGATGCTCCGTACCCGCCCGTAACAGGGTAGAAGTAATAGGCTTTGTACTTCTTGAGAATCTCAACGACTCTCTTTTTAACCCGCTTTTCTGGGGTGTCTGCCATCACACAGCTCCCTTGCTTTGCGTCGCCCCACGCTGCCCGTTATACCGACCAAGCACTGAATAGCTTGCGTCAGGGGGGACGCGCTCGCCTTGCCAGAACACTACTTGTCCGATCTTCATACCGGGCTTCAACCCAAGAGAGTTCTTGCGTAGTGAGTTGATAAGCTCAAGCGTCAGCGTCGCGTCATTAAAGCCGGGGTCAGCCCAGCCAGCCAGAACGTGGTTAAGCCCAGCGCGAGCAAGAGACGACTTCAACTTGAATTCGCAGGCGATCCAGTCTGGAAGGTTGAAGACTTCACGAGTCTCGGCCAGCGCAAACTCACCGGGCTCCAGCCACCAACTGCCATTTTCATCCAAGATCGCTGACTCCATAGGCGGCTTTCCTTTCTTGGACAAGTCAACAGACACGTCGCCATAGCTCTCCACAAGCAGTGTGTCTCCCAAGTGCAGGTCAATACTGGCTGCGTTAACTTGATCGACGGTAGCGTTCTCTAGGACCGCATCATCAACCAGATCAACAAGTTGGGTAAAAGTCAGCAGGCTCATTTTTCAATCTCCGTATTTCTCAAGCCGCTCAATCTCTGCCTCTGCATAGAACTTCATCTTCTTGGCATCGCGCAAACGGTCGCTGTGTGCAACCTGCCCCGTGCGGTAGCAAGCGCGGAAAATCTCACCGACCTGCGCATTCATGTTCTTAAAACTAATCAAATGCTGAAGCTCAGTCGCGCCTTCAGGCAGCTCGTAATAGCTCGCGGTACTTCCGTCAGAAATGTAAGGAGTTTTTATTTCAGACATAACGAATCCTTCCTAATTAGGATGGGTGGGTAGGGTGATGGGTACGGTCAGATACTTTCATATTGTGAAAGCTTTTTGCAGTAAGTGCTGGCGTGTAGCTACGACGGCCAGCGCGCCGTGTTCAACTGATGGGCGGCGGGAGTACAGCGGGGGGCACCGCCCATAACCTCAGCTACTAAGGCAGGAGTTCAAAGTGTAACCCCCTCGGAGTCGACCCCCTGCAACACACGTAGAGTTGTACTACGGGAGATATCTTCTTCGCAAGTGTCAGTGTCAGGGCTTTCGACATCAGCCAATGCCTCTTCTTCGCAGGAATACTCCTTACCTGTTCGTGCATGGCGGATTACAGTTTCAGTCTCAGGCAGAAGAATCTTGCTGCCGTCAGGGCGAACCCCACCCACTTTTGCTTTCTCAACTGTTGGCATTGTTGTGCTCCTCGTTGGGGTCAACATCTGTTACAACTACGGGAAACCCGTGCTTGTGGAGGAGGAAGGTGTTGGTTAGATAGTACTCCAACGGCCTGTCTACCCCACGCTTCGCATCAGAGTACAGTAAATCTCTAACCTCTTCAAAGTAGTCCCGCCTCTGCCACTGATGTCGGAGCGCCCCCTCAGTGCGTACTGTCGCCTCACCGTACGACAACTTATCAGCGTACTTCTTAATCTTGTTGTCAATGCGAGAGATTATCCTGTTCACCTCCATCACAGCAGCATACACATTGGTATCGCGTATAAGTTTGCCCTGCTCCGTCATGGCGCTATTCAACTCGCGGCGCTTGTCTTCTCGGAGCTTCTTCATCTTCTCCCTGCGGTACTTCTGTTTGCGAGCCTCCTTACGTCTGCAAGGTGTGCACGTAGGCATGGGTCTGCGCTTAGCACCCCAAAACATTTTGTCGGGAAGGTCCTCCCCGCATGTATCACACCGCTTCATGCTGAACTCTCCACTTCCTAATTAGGAACTTAAACCGCACCTTCACAGCAGCGCACGCCGCAATGAGGGCACAGGCACGCTGCGCGGCCACTCAAGTCAGGCAGCTCCTGCCCACAAGCGGGGCAGTACTGCGGCTCATCTGACTCAACATCTTTCTTGTCGTCACTCATCGTCGTCACCCTCTTCATACCTCCCGTGCATCATGATTGTGAGTTTGATGCTCTCCAGATAGAACAGCAGCTCAGCCACACTCATATCTTTTGTAGCACGGCCCTCGATGTTGCCATCTTGGTTGACGCCGATGACGCACACAGATTTAAAGTCCCCTTTCGCCATCTCAAGCATTTGATCGGGGTCTTTGGAGTTCTTTGCGGTGTGTAGCTTCACAACTTTATCGTCAGTCATCAGATTTCTCCTGTTTAAACTGCTTGTGCTTCCTTCTCAGAGTCGCTACGGGCACCCCATATCGCATGGAGGCCCAGTTAAAGTCTCGTCCAGATTCAACCGAGTTAATCGCCTTCTGTAGGTCTTCGACGCTGTAGCGTTGGTACGTAGCCATGTTAGTCCTCGTAAAACAACCAGAATGTTTTCTCGTCAATTCGTCGTCCGACGTCTGGCAGCTGTTTGCCCGGCTCAACGAAAAGTAGAGCGGAGAGTCTCTCGGATATCTCAGGTTCAAGATCGTCAAGACTCTCAGCTCTCTCAGGCCCTTTGCTCCATCGGGTCGGGTAGATTCCCAACCCCCTGCGGTCAATCCACCATTCGCCGTCGTTGTCTCTATAGACTCTAAGCATTACATGGAGAATGAATCGAGGATGGAATCAACCCGGCTCCTAACATCTTCACGCACATCTTTACTCTCTTTCAGGCTATCCACATCTACACCTTTAATAGCCTTCTCTGCTTCATCAGCCATTGCTTCGATGGTCTGATCCTTAGTGAGGTTTAGTTCACGCACTGCAGCGATGCTCTCTGCAAAGCTATCAAGAATGTTATTGCGGAACTTCTTGCGCTCACCATCTTCCTTGTCAGTGAATCGCTCGGACAAGTGGCGAAGTGAATCAAGGATGCGCTGGCGCACATCACTCATGGCGTTTTCGAGCCGCTGCTCATACTCACGCTCATACTGCGCACGCACTTCCTCCAGAGCTTCATTGCCAATGTCAACGCGGAAGTCTCCCGTCTCGGGAACTGGCAGGTAGGCGACTCGGAACTTGAACTTGTTCGCGATCTCGTCAACGCCCGGGTACTCGTCACGGTCGAACATGTCACCGAGTTTGAACGCCTGCATGCTGATGAGGGTGGGGTACACAGCGAGGAAGTCTTGGACTACTTGGTTGTACTTCTGCTCGTACTCATCCATGTCCTGTTTGAAGTCAAAGAACTTATCAGTGGTGATCAACCTCGGGCCATAGTCTGACCATGGCAGTGTGCGGGACGCCATGTAGTTACGCACAGCCGCAGCGAGCTTGGTGATTTCGTCGAGCTGCTGCACACCGGCCAGCAAGTTTTTGTTCACACGAGACGCCTGAGCGCTGGCGTGCTTACTGGTGTTGACCTCATTGGTTACACTCTTATCGAGCTTGCGTGCTGTCCACGTGCTGATGGACAGGTCAACGAGCATAGCGCTTGATGAAATTGAAATAGACATTAGTGCACTCCTTTCCTAATTAGGAACTTAATTGATATGAATAGTCTTGCCGTATGGCGAGACATTGTCGCTGGTGGAAACCCACAAAGTGGGTTCGTTGAAGTTGGGCCAGCCGCCGAAAATAAAGCCGTCAGTCAGCATCAGCACTAGCTCAGGCTTTGTACCCATTGAGTCAACAAACTCCTTGACACAGTTAGGGTCAGTGCCGCCACCACCCATCGGCTTGGTCGAGCTAGTCAGTGACTCGTACTCACCGGGCATATACACCTCCTCTCGCGCCACGTGGCTGTCCCAATAGAGCAGATGCAAACGCTCAGGCGGAATGTCGTCGGTGATCTTCACGACTTCCGCAAGAAACTGATTGACAGTCTCAGGGCCGATTGATCCTGAAGTGTCAACGCCAATCACCATGGGGCCAATAGACTCAGAGAACGGCGAGGGCATATACAGGCCATCAGCCAGCCAGCGTCGATTCGGCCTACGCCACGTCGAACTGTCACGCCCGGCACAGGCAGACTGAACAAACTCTTGGAGCTGCTCACGCCAGTCAACCTGCGGCTCAGGTATAGCACCGATGTCGCGCGCGGAGTTACCACCGAGCTTGCCAGCCAGTATGTCTCCTTGTCGCGCGGCTTGGTCAATGGCCTGCTCCAACTCCTTACGCGCCTCATCAGTCATCTGCTTGGCGTGCTCAAAGTCATGCTCATCAAAGCTGTCCTGCCCGCCGTCACCAGTGCCGTTGCGCTTGAGGTCGTCATACACCTGCTTGGCGTCCCAGCCACGGTACTTCTCATCGAGGCAGCCACCGATGTCAGGCATCTTGACAATTTCACCCGTTGGGTCGAGGTCGACGATCTGCTGGTTGATAACAAAGTCACACGCCATGTTGGTCAGCATCGCATCCTCCTCCCAGAGCTTGCGCCACGTGGTCATGTGTTTGTAGAGCACATGGAAGTTCTCGTGAGCCACAACAAAGTTGAGTTCCTTCTCATTGAGCTTGTCCATGAACTCTTTGCCGTAGTACTTATCGCAGCCATTGGTGTACGCCGTGGGCACACCACTCTTCACCCGGCTCTCACCCAGCAGTAGGACGCCGGAGAGCAAGGCAAACTTGGGCGAGCGCATCAGCGCGATGTGACTGCGCTGCAATCTCTGCTCATGTGTCAGGTTCTTCATCGCTGTACTCCTTCCTAATTAGGAATCAAACAAAGTAGCTATTCTCACGCGCCCAATCCGTGAAGGACTTAGACTTCACGATCATGCCAGCAGCACGGCTGCGCATGGCGTTCTGCACGAACATGAACTGAACCTCACGGGGCAGGCGGACAAGGTAAGTCATCCACGCATCAATGTTCTCGGCAGTCAGTCGAGTCACCGCACCCAGCGCCAGAATCACACACGCAATGGGCGAGTCGGGCACAGAGATTGTGTCGGGCTTCTCAAGGATTGCCTTGAACGGCGGCAGTGCATCAGCCACGGACAGGAACGCCTGCATGTCACGAGCAGCGGACTCACCGATGGTGCCGGACAGCGCCGAGATCAACACATCATCAGGCAGGTTGGGCCGCTGCTTCACAATATGCGAGGCATGAGCCAGCGAGCGAGGTGTGACAAAGGCAGCCTGTTGCCTGCGCGGGTTGAAAATATACGGGTTATCAACCGAGCCCTCGGGGTCGTCGGCATAGCTAGACAGGCAATGAGGGTACTCTTTGACCCACGCCATCACGGCTGGCTCAACGCCGTTGTCCATGCCCCACTCAACCCACTCGTCGGCGTCAGGCTTGCGAACCGTCAGAAAAGTCACACGGTTTCGTGCGTGCGCCTGCAGCATATCTCCGACACCATCTGTCGCAAGGTTAGTCGTGCCAAACACCACCGAGCCCTCGGGTAGCTTGTGATTACCGATGCGGTGCTCAAGCAACAAAGTCAGCAGGGCGTTCTGCACAGGGCGCATGGCCTTGCCAATCTCGTCGAGCATGACAAGCAGTGGCTTGTCGCCCGTGAACATCTTGTTGGGTACAAACTCAACCGAGTCCGTGACTTTGGGCATCTGAAGATCGCCAAGGTCGAGCAACGCACAATCAACGTAGCGCGGCTCGAACTCAGCGTCGCCAGCGAGCTGGCTGAGCATGGCAGACTTTCCAATGCCGGGCTCGCCCTGAAAAATGAATGTGTTTGTGTTGCCGCAAGTGCGGATGAGGTTAGCCGCTTGGCTCAGAGAAACTGTTGTAGTCATTGCTGTACTCCTTCCTAATTAGGAACTCAATCGTCTTCGGGTTTGCCAGTGAATTTGCCCTGCAGGTACGTGCCGTAGCTCACAAGCTCCATACCAACGCGCGGGGGCTCAGACCAAATGTGGTGCATCGGGCCACCATCCTCCTCGCTCCTGTATCGGAACTGATAGCGCTCGGCCTTCTCCAGCGCCTGCAATACCTTAGTCGCTTCGGTGACTGGCAGTACGTAATCCGTGAACCCAAGCGTGATCTTAGCCAGATGCCTCTCGGGTGGCGCAGGTTTCTCATTACTCATGCTGTACTCCTAGTTTTCCCACTGTGAAACACTATTATCTCATATGTGAGTTGAAATGTCAAATCAGGTCTCCTGATAATAAATGGCCCGTCTCGTGGGCCAAGCGGTCGGGTCCCGAGCTCAAAGAAAACGGCTTATGCCGCCAAAGAGGATTGCTCGTGCCGACTGTGCGTGTTTTCGGGCATGAAGCCACCCAAGGCACTACGCACTCACCTAAACAAATACCTAGTCGCTGCTTCGCGAAACTTCTCGACTGCTTCCTCTTCTGACAACGTCAAATCCTGTCGGGGTAGAGATCGCACGAAGCCAGACAATTCGCCATCTTCAAGCGCGGCAACAAAGTCCTCCAGCGTCGGTGTATCTGGCTCCAATGTTATGCGCTGGTGGCTCCAGCCGGGGACTATGGCGTCTTTGTCATCCATCTTGGTCGTGCTCTGTTTGTATAAGTCAGCATGTCTGCTTTATCGTGCATGTAATACGCCCGGTAACACTCAACCGGGTCGTCGCTTACAAATTTGTACACATCAGGCATAGCCAGCGCAAACTGCGTCACGCCAGTGTTTCCTATATCGTCCGTCAACTCGCGCGGCGTGTTTCCGAGTATGTATTTAAGCAACTCCCAAGATTTGTGTACCTTGTTATAGCGGTGCGTGTACTCACGAGCCAGCTCATCGAACAGGTTGTACAGCCACCAGTAGTTACCCCAACTCTTCGCTGCCCACTTCACACTGGGGTGGCTCTTGTGGGTGGGTTTGTATACTCGGGAGGAATACTCGCTCTCGTACAGATGGTGCACTGTGCTGAGTATCTGCGCCGACTCAAGCACCATCTTGACCACGTGTTTGTCGCAGTGCATTTGTGCAGCGCCGCGTGGGTGGTAGTCCAATACAAATATATTCATGCTGTACTCCCTTTCCTAATTAGGAACCTAGAGGGTTAAAATCGCTGGGGCGCTGACAGGCATCTGGAACAACAGGCACACTTCAGCCTCGTACACAGGCTCTTTTGTATCCAAATCAAAAAAGCTGTCGAAGCGATACGGGTTGTACGTAACCACACGTATAGGCCCGTCTTTTCTAGCCAAGCTGCCTATAAACGAGATGTAACCACGAGTCTCCGCGACCAGCTCACCACGCACGTACGCATGCACGTTTTTACGACCGTCACGCAGTACGCGCTGACGGCCAGCCTCACTCACAACAAACTTCGCATTGCGTATGGCGCACTCAGGCAGGTGGTCTATCACTCGCCCTTTGTCCTCACCCTCCAACGCACGCACGCTGTACATCCGCCTGTGCAGGTTGAAATATACCTCGACTCTCATACCACTGACTCCTCATCCTCAACCTCAAACTCTTCATTAAAGTTGCGCGCCCACTCGATGAACATTTCCTCACTCTCTTGGGACTCAATCTCCTCAATGATTGCGCGGTACGCACGATCTTGTGCATCTTTCAGCCGAGAGTGCATGTCATCGGCAAAACGATCAAAACGCTCTGCGTCAGCCGCCTTAAGCGCAACCGACTCAGGCAGGCCGTGATACACCCCACCCTCCAAGCGGCGAATTTCTCCATCCCAGACCTCGTCCTCCTCGAACTCTTGGATGTCACTACTCACAACCCAATTAACAAGCGAGGTATACCCTCGGCGTGCCGGGTAAGACCAAACCTCAAAGTAGTCTCTTCTAAGTAACTCAAGGCACATGGGGAAGTCTCGGCTAACCTCGTCCAGCGTGGTTTCGTCAAACTCGTCGAAGTACACGTGCCCCTCTATGCAGACGCCATCACCTTGGGTAAACCCAACTGAAAATGTAACGTCATCGCAAGTCCAGCCCTTGCCTTCCAACTCTTGCCTGCAAATATCCTCAAGACTCATGTGCAGTATCTCGTTGAGCCCGTCGTATAAACCGTCGACCCAGTTCTCATACGCTCGCTTATACTCAGCAGGGTAGTGCTCCTTGAGCACGTCAATGTCGACTGTCTTCATATCGAACCTCCTTTGCTCCTAATTAGGAACTTGTCCGTATCTGAACAGAAACACCAGCTATTCGTAGAACATGTGTCCACCTATGCGACCCAGATATGTATAACTATCAGCCCAGAATGGCTCTACATAGTCAGCGTGGTAGTGCGTCGCAGTCAGGCCAAGCGTGACCTGCCCAGTCAGCACCCAGTCTGCTAGGTCTTGTGCGCGCTGCCACGCAATCATATCTCCGGGACGCTCAGGCTTGCCGTCGCAGTAAAAACTAAAGTGGCACTTGTGCTTGCGCGTGCCACCCTGCGTGATGACATCACATGGATTGTCAGGGTATCTGTCACTCTCCACACGGTTCATCACCACCTCGGCAACGGCGAGCTGCCCGTCGAGCAACTCACCGCGCGCCTCGTAGTATATGGCCAGTGCTAGGCATAGTGCGGCGCTAGTCATTGCCATACACTTTATTCAAGATACCTCTCAGTACATGCTCCGGCTCGGAGTCACACGCACCGGCGTATGAATGGCGACTCATCAGCTCGTACATCACTCGCTCAGTGTCACGTCGGCTCAGCCCCTCGTTGACACACTCTTTGAGCTGCTTGTTGAGATGAGCGGCGATACTCTCCACACCGGGTGCACTGTCGAACAACTCCCAGTCGTCTGCGGTGTATGAGATGTCCTCGATGATCGTCGCAAGTTTCAGTTTTCCACTACGCATCAATCTTCTCCTTTAGATAGTCAACAATTTCAGCCAGCCTAGTTAGCTCCTGCTCAGCGATGCGAGCAGACTCGCCGCCTCCACGAACACACAGCAGCAGCATCGGCATAACATCCACCCAGCCAGCGGGGCTCTCCCAATAGTCAGCATCATCACCCTGTCCGGCGGGCTCCATTTCTTCTTCAATCATCACTGGTCTCCTATTTAGGAAGGCAGCACTAGGCTGCCCGCAACTTTCTCTGCACCCACTCAGCTACTCCATAAAGCGCGATGTCGACCATGTCACTGGCAGAGCGCCTCTCGGTGTCGCATAGCGGGTGGAGCTGGCTGCAGTGTTTACTGGTGGTGCGGCTATACTTATCCGCGTTCTCGTACCACTTGCCATCCTCATAGATAAACAGCGGCCAGTGCTGGCTGTATGAATACACGACATAGCGGCTGACGTCGCCCGGCACGGTTTTCCACACCGCGAACGTATTACTGCCTTGGAACTCTTCGAGGTTCTGCACATAACGGCGGGCGTCTTGGTTTGCTACTCGCTTAGCCATTGGTCTGATCCTCAAATCTCTGAATGGTTGACGCTACCCATACCTCGTCGGTCGAGCATAAGTACGCCAGCATGACTGCAAACCGCACTTGGGATGGCACAATCTCACTGTCGTCCTTGTGCGGCGTGACAACACGCACGCTGTCCTCGGTGAACACCAACGCGGCATGGTCATGCTCAAGGTGGAGTTTAGAACTCTCAACTACACTGTCTTTCATCATTCATCCTCCGCTCGGTTGAAGCCCTCGCCGTGGAACACGGCATCGACAAAGTTGCGGACGCTCATCTCGTCCTCATCGCTTGTGTCCAGAACACATTCAATACGCAGTGTGCAGTCGAGAGACTGAACAAGGTATCCAGTCGCATCGCTTACACGGTCGAGCAAATAGTCAACAAGCTGGTCTCGCACATCGCTGTCGTCTATCTCCGATAGGTTAATGTTGATGTGGTATTCTCTGGTGTTACTCATCACTGGTCTCCTATTTAGGAAAAGTATTCAACGTCGAGGTCGTCAGGCCAGAACCCGAAGTCACTGCCATCACCGGGATGGGCACCGAACGCATAGCCCTCGGGGGCGAGGCTGCATAGCAGATCGACCAGCCCATTGATCGCCTCACCGCACTCGTCACTCTCCCACCACGGGTGGTCGTCGTCGTAGATCACCACTCGCATGTCCGGCAAAATAATCTCCAGACTCTTCAGCGTGCGGTCTTGGTCGATCTCAATGGCCGTCGCCAGAAACTCAGGCAGCAGGTCCTGCGGTCGCAGGGTGCCGTGGATAATGGTTCCTTCTGTTACTTCACGCATCACTCGTCCTCCTCTTCGTCATCATCGAACAGATCAGGGTCGAGGCCATCAGCCATGGCCTTCACATCGTCCTCGCTCATGTAGTCAAGGCACTCTAAGGCGATGTCCTCCCAGCGGAGGATTCCCTCTTCGGCAAGCTCAATAAGTTTGTTAGTCATTTCACGCATCGCTGTACTCCTATTTAGGAACTATGCTGGTTTATGCTCCTGTGGCTCGATAAAGAGGGGAAGCTGGTTTGCCAATTCGCGCAGATCATCGACATTCCCGCGTAGTGTGGCCTTCTCATGACCCGCTTCGAGGGTTACGTTCAGCATCTCGCATAACTCTAACAGGTTGACTTCCCCAAACTGGTGCTGCTCGTCAGTCATAGGTCACTCCCCTTTTCTCCAGATAATTCATCAGATGGATCAAGTCATTGATCTTGTCTAAAGCGTCGATCAATTCGACCAGATTGATACGGCCAGCGTCATAGTGGCCATAGACTTGCTTTACTAACCGACTCGCTCGCATACTTGCCCGCATCTCACTCACCCCTTGTTGAGCCACTGTAAAAGGTCACGGTCAGTGACGACCTGATAGTTGCTTTTGTGCATGGGCACTACAGTGTGCTGGCGCTTACGAGCCAGACGCTCGCCTACAGGCAATATGGCCAGCCACTCAAGCCGTCCATTAACGCTTCGCTCTACGTAATACTGCATCGTTTATGCTCCTCTGGTCTCATCAGGCAGTGAATCACACTGCGACGATAAGTAGTGGGGAGCAGCACTCCCCACTACGAACACTATCGTTTCGACCTATAGGCTTGCACGCTCGGCCGCATCTGCGCCGTTTTACGCTGCGTGTTGTATGCACGCAGCTCGTACAAGTGTTCGGCAAGCTCCTAATTAGGAATCAGGAACTGCCACGGGCTCTGTCCGCTTTGCATCTGCCGCTGGTCACCCCTTTCGCCTGACACGCCACCACGACCACGCCGCACGCGCTGCTTGCTGGTGCACCTACATTGCCGCCCATCCGCCGGTCAGCGGTTTAGCAGGGCAAGGCACGCGGAGTCGTGCCGAGACTTTACGGTTGTGTGCACTCGCAGCGCGGTTGGTTTGTGCGCTCGCTCAGTGACGGGCCACCTTATTCGGTGGAGTACCCGTTCGACGTTGAGTTCCTAATTAGGAACCCGCAGTCTGTCCGCATTGTTAAAGATCGGGGTTGGGATTCCTCCCAGCCTGAGCCTATAGTATATCATATCCATATTAGGATGTCAAATTAGAAGTATTATGTTAAATGGAAAATGGGCTGGAACAAAAAGTACAAGGAAAATCAAAGAGTTAGCGAAAAACAGTGGGGCGTTGTTCTGGAATGGACGGAACATGAAAAAACGCGGCAGATCAATGAGTTATGAGGAAAAAAGTGGGGTGTGTTCTGTGTGCAGGGAACACGAAAAGTTTAATGTAATCAAGAACTTAGTTAAGATTTTGGCGGTGTGTTCCGTGTTATTTTTTCTCAGCCTTGGGAGATAGCACCAGAGCGCACGAATGAGCGCGTGGCCGGGTGGGTGAGAGATAGATAGATAGATAGATAGATATAAATAGTAATAATAATAGTAAAACAAGGAACAATGGCTCAACCACGCGGGTTTGCGTGTTTCGGTCTGACAGAACACGACGGAACAAACCACCCTGCAAAATGCTGAAACCCGCGCCACACAAGGGCTAGCGTGTTTCGGTCGGCCGAGAACACGTCCTAATTAGGAACTCGGTGCCCATTACTGCTATCGCGGGGAACGGTCACGGTACGGTCAGTGCCCATTACTGCTATCGCGGGGAACGGTCACGGTACGGTCACAACATGCGCGTGACGCGGACATAAAAAAGCCCCGCCGGAGCGGGGCTGGGTTGGTTAGCCCGGCGGTGCCGGGCGGTTGAGGTTAGTGGGCTGGTTCCTCGTCTTTGAGTATGCCCAGCTCGGCCGCGACATCATGGAGAATTTGGGACACCGTGGCGTCGTTCCCGTCCACCATTGCTTGCGCGGCATCCTTTGCCGCTTGGGCGTAGTTGAAAGACTCCCGTGGTTTGCTTGGCTTACATTCCTTGTGCAGACGCTGCAGGGTAGGCGGCGTCACTCGTTCGCGGCCCTCACAATACCCAGCCCATGCCGCGCGGATAGCCTCCGGTTCTAAACCGAGCAGGAATGCCAACGCGCTACGCTGGTTCTTTAATTGATCGCCGGGCAGGACATCCGCCAACTTTCCATTGTCCGCCGCCTTGCGGATGGGCGCGCCCACCCGACCTGCCATAACATTCCGCGTCAGATTGTCGAGCGCGTTGCCCGTCGCCCGCAACTCCTCGGCACGCACGACCGGCGCGGCCGCCACGTTTTCTACGGTTTCCCCATCTTTATTTCGCGTGATCAGAACGTTGATTGCTTTCGCGTTGCTCATGATTGAATCCTCTTTGGTTAGTTGCGCCGCCGGGCCAACCCAGACGACGAATACAGTATTACACAACCCCGTTGAATTGTCAAAACAGAACATTGGCGCTCCTAATTAGGAAGCACCGCATGGCTCGCATAGATGAACCGCGAATAGCATAGCCAGCTTGAATTGTCAAGCAAGACCCCGCCCCCCTAGCGATTCTTAAACGGGCTGTGAGCAACCCCCCACCCCCCAAAAAACGACGCGCGCGCATAACTCTATATACATGGCATTTCGCACGAACAACCAGCAAAATTTTTCAAAACACCCCCACCCCCTATCGCTTTTGTTAGACTTACCTAGCAAAACACCCCCACCCCCATTTTTTGCTGAGGGACCCGCGAGTTTCTTGCGTTGGGTGTAATATGTTTATATAGTCCCAAGGACCTTATACGATCAAAGCGGAAAACAACATGGCTATTTCACTTAATTTTGGCGAAGCTATTGAAGCCCTCAAGCAGGGGCGTTGTGTTGCTCGAAAAGGCTGGAATGGACAAGGTATGTTCTTGTATCTGGTCGATGGGTCGCAGTTTACTGCTAACCGCGCACCGCTCAACAAAGTATTCCCAGAAGGCACACAGTGCACATACCGACCGCACATTGACATGAAGACTGTTGATGGTGAGCTTGTGCCTTGGGTGGCGTCGCAGACCGACATACTTGCCGAAGACTGGGAAGTTGTTGATGGCTGACGAAGCTGACATTGCCAATGACTACATGGAGCGCGTACAAACTGCCGTTATGCGTGCACCTCGCCCGAAGATGGCCAAAGGTGAGCCCGGCGAGTGCGACTGGTGTGGTGAATACACACTTCGCTTAGTAAAACGTGCGTGTGCACGGTGTCGTGATGAGCACAAGTTGGACTGATTATGGCGCTTGAGTTTCTCTTAGACGACAAAGACCTCGTCCCGCCGCTGGAGCAGATGCCGATGGAGCCTCAGACAGAAAAGCTTACTGAGCGTGAAGAGATTTTTGCAGCTGCTAACACGGCTGATTTTCTTGCGGCGCTGGGCGACAAAGAAGCTACAACCGACGAAACTGATGCTGAGCGTGCGAGAGACCTATTTGAAACAGCCCGCGTGCCTACTAAGTATGAGAAACAGCTGCCCGGTGTTATGCGACACTTAGACACGTTGCTCTCTGAGTATGACCACATGGTCATTAAAGATGCTCAGCAGGTGCGGACGTACGTCACAAACCGTCTGCTCGAAGAGTCTAACGACGATGACCCAAAAATCCGCATGCGCGCGCTTGAGCTGCTGGGCAAGATCACGGATGTGGGCCTTTTCACCGAGCGCCAAGAAGTTACAGTCAAGCACCAGAGCACTGAGGAACTGGAAGATTTGCTGCGTAACAAGCTCTCACGGCTGATCGACGGTGATGTAAGCGATGCGGAGATTGTTGAGCCTGCGAACAACCCGCAGCAGTTAGCGCAGAGTGTAACTGCCGAAGACATTCTCAACGAAGAGTGATGCTTAATTGAGTTCAGTAGCGGCAGAACAAAAGCAGTTTTCGCAAGAAGAGCTAAAAGTTCTTATGCAGAACTTGCATAAATTCTCTCCCGGTGAGCAGGCTAAGCTATTAGAAGTCGTTGAGGAGCTAGAAGAGCGCAAAAAAGCAGAGCGGGCTAGGACGTCACTGCTGGACTTCGCGCAGGCGATGATGCCTGACTATAAAATTGGCCCTCACCACAGGCAGTTAGCCGAGTATTTAGAAGATTTGGCCCACGGGCGCAAAGATCGTGTCACAGTCTCTATCGCACCGCGATTTGGTAAGTCTCAGCTGACTTCAATTTTCTTTCCGGCGTGGTTTATCGGCAATTGGCCCGATAAAAAGATCATGATGGTCTCGCATACCTCTGATTTGGCTACAGATTTTGGCCGTAAGGTCAGAAATTTGGTCGGCACGCCCGACTACCAGCGCATTTTCCCCGATGTGAAGCTCTCAGCGGACTCTAAATCGGCAGGCAGATGGTCTACAAACAAAGACGGTGAGTACTTCGCGTGTCTACGCCTCCATTCCAAGGTGCACACTGAACATGGGCTGGTCAATGCTGGCGATATAAGGGTTGGAGATCACTTATTAAATTCTGGCAGAGGCGCAACAGTACAGAAAATTTACCGCACACAGCACAGTGCTACTTATACTGTGGCTGGGCTTGAGTGCTCCGCAGACCACCCGATATGGACTGAAAACAAAGGGTGGGTGTACGCAAGAAATATAAAACCCGATGACATATTGATTGTGGAGAGTATTTCGGATAGACTTAAGGCCATAACTAGGAGGGCTTATGGCTATTTGGAACACTTCCATGTATCGGCGTTGGTATTACATCAAGTCTCGCTGTTTAAACCCAAACAACCCAAAGTGGAAAAATTATGGCGGGCGCGGCATAACTGTCTGCGATCGTTGGCTGAAGTTCGAGAATTTTTTGGAGGATATGGGCGAGCCGCCGGGCGCTGGGTACACAGTTGGGCGCATAGACAACAATGGGCCGTACAGTCCGGAGAATTGTCGCTGGGAAACCCCACACCAGCAAGCCAACAACCGCAGAACAAACCGAGTGGTTGGCGGGGAGACACTGGCGGAGCAGGCCAGAAAACTAGGGGTTACGCCGGAAGCGATAGCATACCGTTTGAAAACAGGGGCGGACCCACTGAGCGCGGAGAAGAAGCGCAAGAAGAACTATGGTCGTACAGTCCTCCAAAAAACAAAGGATGGGGCCGTAGTATCGGAGTTTGGCTCCTTAAAAGAGGCGTCTCTAGCGTTCGACAACCCTCAGGCAGCACTAAAAAGTATATGGCGGGTTTTAGAAGAGCAGCGCAAAACTTATCAGAACTATTGCTGGGAGTACGGAGAGCCGGAAAAGTAGCCGCCAAACAGCACGAAGAAAAGCCCTTCGTTAACTTTTTACTCGACGGAGACCACACATTTTTTGCTGATAAGGTTCTTACTCATAATTGCGGGATTGGTGGTGCCATCGCAGGTCGCGGCGCACATCTGCTGGTGGTCGACGACCCCCACAACGAGCAGGACATTCTCAACGGCAATTTTGAAGTTTTTGACAAAGCCTACGAGTGGTACGCCTACGGTGCGCGGACTCGACTCATGCCGGGTGGGTCTGTGGCAATTGTGGCCACACGCTGGGCCGAGCAGGACTTGATCGGGCGTGTCCAGAAAGATATGGTGCGCAACGAGGACTCAGATCAGTGGGAAGTTGTTGAATTTCCAGCACTTTTTGAGAATGAGCACGTATCTGCAGAGGCTCCTGAAGAGCAGAAATACATCTCGCTGTGGCCGGAGCAGTGGCCGGTTAAGTCTCTCCTGCGGACAAAAGCGTCAATGCCGCCGTTCCAGTGGTCGGCGCAGTATATGCAGCAGCCCACATCGCGCGAAGCGTCTATTGTTAAGCGTGAATGGTGGCAAGAGTGGCTAGAGGACCAGCCCCCGCCTTGTGAGTACATAATAATGAGCCTTGATGCGGCAGCGGAGAAGAACACTAGGGCTGACTTCACGGCGCTGACAACGTGGGGTGTGTTCTATAAAGACGACGAGAACGGCGTTGCGCAGGCTAACATCATACTGCTGAATAGCATTAAAGAGCGCTTGGAGTTTCCCGAGTTAAAGCGCCTTGCGTATGATGAGTACAAGGAGTGGGGCCCTGATTGGTTTGTGATTGAGAAAAAGTCTTCTGGGTCGCCTCTGTTTCAGGAGTTTCGTAGGGCTGGCGTGCCGGTCCAAGAGTTTACACCTCACCGGGGTACAGGTGATAAAGTTATGCGTCTAAACTCTGTGTCTGATATGTTCGCATCAGGATTTGTTTGGTACCCAGCGGGTAGGCGTTGGGCTGAAGAGGTTGTAGATGAGGTCTGTGGGTTCCCTGCGATGCCGAACGATGACTTGGTGGACAGCACTGTGATGGCGCTAATGCGTTTTAGAAGCGGTGGGTTTATTGAGTTACCCGACGATCGGTGGGGTGATGACGAAGAAGATTTTGAACCCGTGAGAGCGGCTTACTACTAGGGTTAAATAATGGCTATTGATAAAGCGTTGTACGGTGCTCCAAAAAGCCTCGATAAAATGGCAGAAAACGAAGCGCCACTTGAGATTGAAATTGAAGACCCAGAGAGCGTAGAGGTTAGCATCGCTGGTCAGGAGATTCTGGACATCGAGGCGGGCGATGAGGGAGATATGATCCCACATTCAGCTAACCTTGCAGAATACATTGACGACGAGCAGTGCGCGGCCATTGCTGATGAACTCCTCGAAGCTTACGCAAGTGATGTACTCTCGCGCGCTGAGTGGGAAGAGACATACCACGACGGGCTTGAGTTACTTGGGCTTAAGATTGAAGACCGCTCCGAGCCGTGGGAAGGCGCGTTTGGCGTTTACCACCCGATGCTTGCTGAAGCTGTGGTGAAGTTCCAGTCTGAGAGCATTGTCGAGACCTTCCCGGCGCAGGGTCCTGTGCGCACTAAGGTGATGGGGCAGAGTAATAAGGAGAAGGAAGAAGCAGCAGCTCGTGTCGGTGAAGACATGAATTACTTGCTGACCGATAAAATGGCTGATTATCGCTCAGAGCACGAGCGGTTGTTGTGGAACCTACCCATTGCAGGTTCGGCGTTTAAGAAGGTGTTCTACGACCCTTCACTGGAGCGTCCGGTTGCTCAGTTTATTCCGGCTGAAGATTTTATCGTCAGCTACGGCGCCTCAAGCCTTGAGAACGCACAGCGCTACGCCCATCGCATGAAGCGGACTAAAAATGAAATTCGTAAAATGCAGGTCAGTGGGTTTTATAAAGAGTGCGAGATTGGCGATCCCATGGCTGATGAAGACGACATCTCGCGTCGCAAGAACGAGATTGGTGGGTTTGACGCCGCTCAGGACGATCGCTACACGCTGCTTGAGATTCACTGCGAGCTTGATCTTGAAGGGTTTGAGGACCTAGACAAAGAAGGTGAACCCACGGGCATCGAGCTGCCATACGTTGTGACTATCCTGAAAGACAACAACAAAGTCTTGTCAATTTACCGCAACTGGGCAGAAGACGATGACAAGAAACAAAAACAGATTCACTTCTCCCACTACAACTACATACCGGGCTTTGGGTTCTATGGTTTCGGCCTTATCCACCTCATTGGTGGTTTTGCCAAGGGCGCGACGTCAATTATGCGCCAGCTCGTCGACGCGGGGACGTTGTCTAACCTGCCGGGCGGCTTCCGTACGCGGGGGCTTCGTATACGTGGCGGTGATACGCCGATTGCTCCGGGTGAGTTCCGCGATGTGGATGTGCCGACTGGCACGATCAAAGACAACATTATGCCGCTGCCCTATAAGGAGCCCTCAACAGTCCTAGCAGGACTTCTGGACAAGATCGTCCAAGAGGCTCGGCGGTTTGTGTCTATGTCTGATCTTAGTGTTGGCGATATGCAGCCAAACGCGCCAGTTGGATCGACACTGGCTATTCTGGAGCGTCAGCTTAAGACTCTGACAGCTGTTCAGGCGCGCATGCACGCGGCTATGAAGTCTGAGTTTAAGATTCTCAAGTCAATCGTCTCTGAGATGGCGCCAGAAGAGTACGACTACGATGCGGTTGGCGATGAGGGGTTTATGGCCCGCCGTCGCGACTACAGCATGACTAACATTATTCCGGTGTCTGATCCGAACGCCTCAACAATGTCACAGCGCATTGTTCAGTATCAGGCGGCCATGCAGATGGCTCAGCAGGCTCCGCAGCTCTACGACCTGCCACTTCTGCATCGCAAGATGATCGAGACGCTGGGCATTAAGGACGCTAACGAGCTTGTCCCGGATAAGGACGACATCAAGCCGATGGACCCAATGTCGGAGAACATGGCATTGCTCAACGGCAAGCCGGTCAAGGCCTTTTCTTATCAGGACCACGAGGCGCATATTCAGGCGCACATGGCGTTTGCTCAGGACCCTGAGATCATGAAAATGATCGAGATGGAGGGTGAGGCCGGCAAGATGAAGCTGGCCGCTGGCATGGCGCATATCAACGAGCACATTGCTGAGCAATATCGTCGTCGTGTCGAGACTGAACTGGGTGTTCCGCTCCCGGCAGTGGACGAGGATGACGATAAAGGTCTGGATCAAGAGCAGGAGCTGGCTATTTCACGTCTTGTGGCAGAAGCTGCACCCCGTGTAACTGGCAAGGCTCAACAGATGGCGCAGGCGGAAGAAAACGCTCGCCGTTCACAGGACCCGGTCTTGCAAATGCAGCAGCGTGAGCTTGAGATCGAGCAGGGTGAGCTGCAGCGTAAGATCGCCAAAGACCGCATGGACTACGAGCTAAAGCTTCGGGACATGGAGCTTGAAGCAGCTCGCATCAGTTCTCAAGAGGAGCAGACTGGGGCCTCGATCGGCTCTAAGTTACGTCAGCAGATCATTAAAGCTGAAGTCGACCTTGAGAAAGCAGGGCTAGAAACCGGAGCTGACCTTGCTGAAAAACGCATCGACGCTGAGCAGGATTTAGCGGCTCAGATGATGCAGCAAACCCGCAATCGTTCACAGGAGTAAACGATGATTCGCACTTTCGGAGAACATCTCCGCCAAGAACTTCGCAAAGATATGGACAGCATCACCGACGCTATTGCTACCGGCGCTGCCACGTCTTATGAAGAGTACACCCACTACACTGGAGTACTAAAAGGGCTGGCACAGGCTGAACGGCTTGTGCTGGATTTAATGGAAGCTGCAGAAAAAACTGACGACGAAAACTAGGAGGCATCATGACTACAGCCGACACGGCTGCACCACAGCTCACTGAGCAGCAAATCCCGAAACCTTCGGGCTATCGCATTCTGGTCGCTATTCCTGAGATCAGAGAGACTACTGAAGGCGGCATTGTTAAGCCTGATTCTGTTTTGAAACAGGAAGAAGTGTCTACTATGGTAGTTCAAGTGGTCGATATGGGCCCGGATGCTTACGCCGATGAAGATAGGTTTCCAAACGGGCCTTACTGTAAAATTGGCGACTTTGTTTTGATTCGTGCTTACTCAGGCACGCGCTTTAAGATTCACGGTCGAGAAGTTTTTCGAGTCATTAACGATGATTCGGTTGAAGCCGTGGTTGAAGACCCAACGGGATATTCCCGCATTTAAGGAGATGACTCATGGACCCTAACGCAGCTAATCAGGAAGTCGATTTTGACGATACTGAGTTTGTCGTGGGATCGGACGATAGTGGCGTTCCACCTGCGATGAAAAACCAGTTAAAAGATAGTGACGGTGTCGAAGTCTCCACTGAAACCGAAGAGCCAAAGTCGAGCGAAGGCACGCAGGAGACTGAAGATGATCTAGAACTTGAGATTGTCGACGACACTCCACCGGAGGATCGAAACCGTAAGCCTTTGCCTGAAGATGTTGTTGAAGAGCTTGAAAAAGACGCCGCAGAGGAATACTCGGCTAAAGTAAAGCAGCGCATTGACCAGCTGAAAAAAGCTTGGCATGACGAACGACGCGCTAAAGAAGAAGCTGCGCGCGAGCGTCAGGCAGCGGCAGAGTATGCAAGTCGTCTTCAGGCTGAACGAGATAAGCTGCGCACAGAGCTTTCGTCTGGCGAGACTTGGGCGCTTGAGCAAGCCAAAGAAAGAGCTAAGCTTAATCTAGAAGCAGCTAAGCGAGCGTACCGTGATGCGTATGAAATGGGCGACTCTGAAGCGATCGTAAATGCGCAGGAAAAACTAGCTCAGGCTACATATCAGGCAGAGAGGGCTAATTTACTTTCTCCTCGCTATTCGGCACAGAATGTCACAGCCCAACAAAACAACGCTTTACAACAGACAAACCAACAGGTATATAATAACCAAGCGCGGCCACAAGTTAGCGCACCAGAGCCCGACGCAAAAGCTGCGGAATGGGGAAAACGCAACGAGTGGTTCGGCAAAGACGATGAGATGACCAGTTTTGCACTGGGGGTCCATCAGAAGTTGGTAAAAGACGGTGTTCCGCCTTCTACTGACGAGTATTACGAGCAAATTGACGCTCGCATGCGTGAGGTCTTTCCGAGTCGGTTTGAGGACGCACAAACCTCAGAAGACGACGAGCCTCCAAAAAGGAAAAAGCGGCAACCCTCTACCGTTGTCGCCCCGGCTGGAAGAACTCCGAAGGGAAAAAGGGTAGTGCTAACTCAGTCGCAAGTTGCGATGGCTAAAAGGCTTGGAATTAGCCCTGAAGCCTACGCCCGCGAAGTACAGAAGCTGGAGAGTAACAATGGCTAATTCAACTCGAACCCGTGAAGCTCGTCCGGTTTCTCGCGAGCACAATGATCGTGAAGCGACTGCGCGTAAGAAGCAGTGGGCACCTGCAAGTCTGTTGCCTGAACCTGATCCCGCTGAAGGGTTCTCGTTCCGTTGGATTCGCAAGTCGATGCTGGGAGTTAATGACCCGACTAACTTCTCGCGTAAAGTTCGTGAAGGCTGGGAGACCTGCCGTATTGAAGACCACCCCGAAATGAAGCTTCATGTTGACCCTGATGCTGAAGTTTCAGGACTGGTTGAGGTCGGCGGCCTTATCCTTTGCAAGATGCCTACCGAAATGGTTGAGCAGCGAAACGCTTACTATCAGCGCAGCAGCGAAGCTCAGGTTGAATCGGTGGACAACAACTTTATGCGTGAGAATGATCCTCGGATGCCTCTTTTCCGCGACCGCAAATCCACCGTTAGTTTTGGACGTGGCTCTTAGAGCTACCCACTTTTCCTTTTAGGAGTGTAATCTCATGGCATATCCAACCGTTTCTGGCCCCTACGGGCTTGTTCCGGTGAAGATGGTCGACGGTTCACCGTACAACGGCGCCCAGCGCGCTTACGAGATCGAGTCGGGCAATTCGACCGCGATCTTCCACGGTGATCTTGTTGCTATCGGCACCGATGGCCTTATTGATCGTGTTGCTGCTGGTGATGACATCGACTACGTCGGCGTCTTCGTTGGTTGCTCGTACACTGACCCTGTCTATGGTCTGACCTTCCGCAACTACTATCCGGGTAATGTGGTCGCTGATGACATCACGGCTTTTGTCGTCGATGGCGCCAACGTCCTGTACAAGGTTGCTGTTGTGGACTCCAGTGGTGATATCTCGGGCATTGCTCAGTCGGAAGTCGGCAATAACGTCGGCCTCGACGACCAGAGCCCTGTTGGTAACACCGCAACTGGCGTTTCAGCAGTTGCTGTTGACGACGCTTCGCACGCTAACACGGCCACTCTGCCCCTGCGTGTGGTTCAGGGCGTTGCTGAGACTAAGAATGCTTCCGGTGAATTCACCGAAATTCTGGTCAAGTTTAACGCCGGTCATCAGCTGAGCACCGCGACTGGCGCGGGCGACGCTTAAAGGAGCTTAGATCATGGCAATTTCAAGAGCACAGATGGTAAAGGAGCTTCTCCCCGGCCTGAACGCTTTGTTCGGCATGGAGTACTCCCGTTATGGTGAGGAGCACAAGGAAATCTTCGAGCAGGAGACTTCCGAGCGTTCTTTTGAAGAAGAAGTTAAGCTGTCGGGTTTCTCGGCTGCTCCGGTTAAGTCTGAAGGCGATGCTATTCAGTATGACTCGGCGCAGGAAGCCTACACGGCCCGCTACAACCACGAGACGATTGCTCTCGGTTTCTCGATTACTGAGGAAGCCATGGAGGATAACCTCTATGATTCCCTGTCTTCGCGTTACACGAAGGCGCTTGCTCGTGCGATGGCGTACACCAAGCAGGTTAAGGCTGCTTCGATCCTGAACAACGGTTTTGATACTGGCGTCACTTATGGCGACGGTGAGGCCTTGTTTTCGGAAAGCCACCCGTTGGTGTCCGGTGGCGTGAACTCCAACACCCCGACCACTGCGTCTGACCTTAACGAGACCTCGCTTGAGGCCGCTGTTATTCAGATTTCTGGTTGGACGGACGAGCGCGGTCTTCTGGTCGCCGCTCAGCCGCGTAAGTTGATTGTTCCGCCGAGCCTGATGTTCGTTGCTACTCGCCTCCTTGAGACCGAGCAGCGTGTTGGCACTGCCGATAACGACATCAACGCTATCATGAACAACGGGTCGATTTCGGGAGGTTATACCGTAAATCACTTCCTTACGGATGATGACGCATGGTTCTTGACCACTGATATCCCGAACGGCATGAAGCACTTCGTGCGTACGCCGCTGACTACCAAAATGGAGGGCGACTTCGACACGGGTAACGTGCGCTACAAAGCGCGTGAGCGTTACAGCTTCGGTGTGAGCGACCCTCTGGGTATCTACGGCAGTCCCGGCGCTGCTTAAAAACTGAGGCTTTCTCAGTTGACCAAGACCCTGCTTCGGCGGGGTCTTTTTTTGACTATAATCAATACTTGACGTACAACGGTAAAAAGGCTAATCTGTTATCAACTTTTACGAAGGGCAGAGGTATGGGACGCAAAGCGCTAACAACACAAGACTGGGTTGAAAAAGCAAGACAACAGCACGGGAAGCGCTACGACTATTCTAAAGTTGAGTACCAAGGCTATGGAAAAAAGGTTGAGGTAGTCTGCCGTGAGCACGGGGCGTTTTGGCAGCGAGAAAACAACCATCGGAATGGGGCGGGCTGCCCTAAGTGTGGCGTTGTTTCTAGACAAAAAATTAGAGCTCACAGCTACGAGAGTTTTGTTACTGCAGCGCGTGAAGTTCATGGCGATAGCTATGATTATCCTGAGATGGAAATCCATAACAGCCGCACGCGCGTTCAGATTATTTGCCCTGAGCACGGAGACTTTGAGCAAGCGGCGTATGTTCATCTCGCCGGGCACGGGTGCACAGAGTGCTCTTACCAGAAAAATGGAAAACGATCACAGCTTGGAGTGTCTGAATTCTTGCGCAGGGCGCAAGAAGTACACGGCGACACTTATGAGTATCTCTCTGGGCTTAATGGCATGCACAAACCAGTTCTAATCAAATGCCCGCTACATGGAGAGTTTAAACAGACCCCCGCGAACCATTTAAACGGTGCAGGGTGCCCTAAATGTGTCGGTAGAGTTTCCATAGGCGAGCAAGAACTTGCTGATTTTGTAGTGTCTCTTGGAGTCGTTGTAGAGCAAAGTAAGTACGGCGTAATACCTCCATACGAGGTCGATATTTACTGCCCTGATCAAAAACTAGCCATAGAGTACAACGGTTTGTGGTGGCATAGGGATGATCTAGTAGAAGATAAGACTAGAAAAAAGTGGGAGTTTGCAGACCAAGCTGGTGTAAAACTAATACAAGTATTTGAGGATGAGTGGAGAGATCAGCAGGAGAAAGTCAAAAACAGACTCCGCGCTATGCTAGGGGCTTCTCAACGTATTTACGCCCGGCAATGCACTGTATGTCGCCCGAGCAAGGAAGAAGCTCGTTTGTTTCTACAGTCTACCCACACGCAAGGAGCAGGAGCTGCGCTCAACCGTGTTTATGGTCTGGAGTACCAAGGCCGTTTGGTTGCTATAGCGACGTTTGGGCTAGGTCGATTCAACAACAACGGGTGGGAGCTACTTCGTTATGCTTCTGATGGCCGAGTACTTGGCGGTATATCCAAATTAGTATCAGCGTTTAGGGCAGACAGTGAAGGCCCGATCGTTTCTTATGCTGATCTCCGCTGGGGTGACGGAGAGAGCTACCGCTCCGCAGGCTTTAAACTAGAAAAGATAACAGAGCCAGATTACTGGTGGGTTGACCGAAAAACAGCAACTAGAACTTCTCGATACGCGCTTCAGCAACAAAAAACTGGGGTTCCTGAGAAAGACTATGCAGCTGCGCATAACATGTATCGAGTTTCTGGAGTGGGGCACAAAAAATGGGTTCTTGACCCCTAACTCCCTACCGCGTATAAAGATTATAAGTCTGGGAACATTCCAGCTATATCGACCGACCCAGCGGACTTTGCAGATGACGATATAGCGAGTGCTGCAACACGGAGATAATCCAATGGCTCGCACTACTTTTTCCGGCCCCGTTGCGTCTGATAACGGCTTCGAGGGCGACGTAACTGGTAGCGTTACTGCTACTGATCTCACCACGACTGGCACTGTCACGATTGACGGCACCACGATTGTTATTTCTGATCTCCCTGAGACTGACCCGGAAGTTGTTGGTCAGCTGTGGAATAACAGCGGCGTGCTTAGCGTCTCGGCTGGCCCGGCCTAATAGGAGTCCGTCATGGCGTCTCAGCATGAAGGTTTTGGCACTGTAACGACAGATACGACCACGGACTCCGTGGTCTGCAGCGGCTTTGTAACGCTCTCGGCGCATCTTGATTCTGGGTCGGGTACATGGACGTGGCAATTCAAAGGCCCGGATAATGTGTGGCGTGACCTCTACGGTGGAGAGACTGGCACCACGGTGCAGTCTTTTACTGGCAGTCACATGGTCAATGCTTTCTTTGGCAATGACGTGCAGTTGCGTGGCAGCGCGAGTTCAGGCTCATCTCCTCAGTGGGATTGGCAGATCGTTAGCAACCCTCGCAATAGAGGCTAAGCATGCGTTTTTACCTGCCCTTTGCGCCTGTCGTTTTTTCTGTTGTCCGAGTCGTAATACTCTCTCCTGTTCAGAGCGTTACGGGGCAGAGATATGATACGATTCCGGGCAACTTGGAGTTGGAGAACAACTTTGACCTGCTAGCCGAGGATGGCGGCTTTGTTCTTCTGGAGAATTAGTTATGGCTGTTGATAAAAAGATTTCTGAACTAGACGTCGCTTCCTCGTTAGCTGGGGCTGAGCCTATTCCGGTTGTTCAGGGTGGTGCGACTAAGAAGACGACTCCAGATGATATCGCCACACGCGTAAACACTGCGCTTGGCCTTGGGACCGCCTCTGTAGAGGATGATGACCGCTACGCGCATCGTACGAACGATCTAAGCGACCTCAACAGCGCCTCAACGGCCCGAAGCAACTTGGGCCTCGGCACCGCCGCGACCACCGACGCGGACGAGTACGCTACCGCCGCGCAGGGCG